TGGCCAAGATTCTGCGGCGAACAGGCCAATCCCGCCGATACAACCGACTTTGAAATTCCTCAGATCGTCTGGGTTAGCGGCGTACTTGAGGAGAGCGTCGCCGACTACATGGGCATACCCATCGGCAAAACCAACACAACCACTAACGCTCTACCCTTCAGAGCCTACAATCTCATTTGGAACCAATGGTTCAGACACCAGGATTTACAAGACAGCGCACACGTCGATCTTGACGATGGCCCCGATACCTGGACCGACTATCTCGCAGTTCTCAAACGCGGCAAACGCCACGACTATTTCACTAGCTGTTTGCCCTGGCCATCAAAGCACCCTGCTGTCGAAGTACCAATCGGAGACTCAGCACCAATCAGCGGCATTGGCGTTGCCGACGGCGTCTCCTGGCAATCTGGACCCACCGACGTTCGCGAGACCGACGGCTCCGCCACCGTCGCCTACGAGGACTACAACCTCGTCTCCATTACCACAGAGGAGGACCCAGACAACGCAGGCTATCCAAACATAAGGGTCGATCTCTCTTCCGCTACCGCGACCACAATCAACTCACTACGCGAAGCCTTCCAGCTCCAAAAACTCTTCGAACGCGACGCCCGCGGCGGCACCCGGTACGCAGAAATCATCCAAAGTCACTACCGGGTTACCGACCCTTCACATGCCGTCCTTCAAAGACCCCAGTACCTGGGCGGCGGCCAAGTTCCTATCATCATCAACGCCGTTGCGCAATCAGCGCAAAAAACCAGCGCCACTGGTTGGGACACTACAGAAAAGGGATCCCTCTCCGCCTACGGCACCGCTTCCGGCGGAGGAATCGGCTTTAACAAAAGCTTTACTGAACACGGCTACATTATCGGCCTGGCTTGCGCCATAGCAGACCAGACCTATCAAAACGCTCTCCACAAGCTGTGGAGCAGAACAACACGCTACGATTTCTACTGGCCATCACTCGCCAACCTCGGCGAGCAAGCCGTGCTCCAGCAAGAAATCTACCTCCAGGACCACGACGCCACATCACCAGCCAATTCAGATGTCTTCGGCTATCAGGAACGCTGGAGCGAATACCGCTACAGCCCCAGCCGCGTCAGCGGCAAATTCAGAAGCGACGCCACCGCTCCTCTCGACGCCTGGCACCTCGCCATCGACTACGGCGATACTCCTCCTGAGCTCGACGACACCTGGATAGCAGAAGACCCTCCTTTCGATCGGGTCATCGCGGTTCCCAGCGAACCTCACTTCATCTTTGACTCGTACTTTAGTATCAAGTGCGCCCGGCCAATGCCCGTCTACAGCGTCCCCGGTCTCATCGACCATTTCTAAAGTAAGAGGAACCAATGTGGAAAAAACTCGCGCTAAAAATAGTCGCTGCCCGTGTGCAGCTCGCGATCCTCGACTACGTAAACGACATCGAGGATGTGCTAAGAAAAAGCCGTGCAATTGCACAGCTGAAGAGCATGAAGGCTTGGCTACGCAACTCGCGCTCTTCGACTACCAGAGCTATATCAAACCTGATTCCTTTCGGTGATCTCTAATGCTCCCTTGCATAATCGGTCCTATGCTAGGTGCCGCCGTATCAGCCTATGGCGCCTACAAGACCATGAAACACAGTCAAGCCTTCGCCGAACGCATGAGTTCTACCGCTCATCAAAGAGAAGTCGCCGATCTCCGCGCTGCAGGACTCAATCCAATCCTTTCCGCTGGTGGCCGAGGTGCATCAACACCAACACCTAGCATTCCACACATAGGAAGGGAGGCAAGCGCAGCTGGCATAGCTATCCAACAAAACAAACTGCTCAAACAACAAGCAAGAAAAACAGGAGCAGAAGCAGACAGGTTGGAGTTCCTAAATCGACCCTACAAGGTCGGTACCAACATTCTTGACGATTGGCTCAGTAGTGAGCAAGGCTTCACCGAACCAACTAGCGCCGGCAGAGAGAGATTCCAGAGAGAGCAACTACCAAAAGGACCCTATCCCTGGAATCCTCCTGACAAAACAAAAGGCCACTCAGCATGGCAAGCGCACATTAACAAATCTCGAGCTCGAAATACCAAAACCTATCCTTCAGAATCAAGCATGCCCAAATCAAAAATGAGGTATGGGTCCTCCAGCTCTAAGAAAAAACAATGGTGGGGAAAAGGGAGCCCCTACCTAACACGTCAAAGATGGCAACTCTACAAAGCTCAACATCCCAACCACAGCCGTAGCGAAACCTACGATCAGTGGCGGCATAGAATGATTAAAAGGAGCAAGAGATAATGGCCTTCCGAAAACGCATGTCTCGTGGAAAATCTCGCCGGAACTTCCGCAGAGGCTCCGGTATCAACAAGAAAAATCTAAGGTCCATGCCAATGCGAGGCGGTTACAGACTGTAAAATGCCATGCTATGACCCACTGCCCGCCTGGATGTCAAAAGAAAAGACGGCCCTCGGTAAGAGGGCCGTCACCTTTCTCAAAAACGACGCCTATATCGACCGCACGATCACACTCCGTTGCGGTCAATGCCTCGGATGCAGAATGGATAAGGCTAGAGAATGGGCACTGCGCTGTTCACATGAGGCCCAGCTGTGGCCGTCCAATCTTTTCGTTACTTTAACCTATGACGATGATCACATCCCAACTCAAAACGGCGTCCCAACACTCCGCCCTACAGACTTCGTCAAATTCATGAAACGACTACGCAAATCAAAACCAGATCAACGCATACGATTCTTTCAGTGTGGAGAATATGGAGACAGAACTCTCAGACCACACCACCATGCCTTACTATTTAATCTTAGCTTTCCTGATCTTCAGAGATGTCGCAAGAGGGGCGATTACCCTCTATATCAATCGCAGGAACTCGAAACGCTCTGGAAACAAGGCAGAGCAGAAATCGGAGAGGTGAACTTCACCACAGCAGCATACGTAGCAAGATACACTTGCAAAAAAGGTCAACAACCAAAAGGGTCTGTACCCGAATATCTCACTATGTCACGCAAACCTGGCATAGGGAAACTATGGCTAGAAAAGTATATAGCCGACGTTTACCCATCAGACCAGTGCGTGACAACAAGTGGAACGGTAAACAGACCACCAAGGTACTATGACCAACAACTAGAAAAAAACCATCCAGACATGCTGCAAAAAATCAGATCAGAACGATTCCTGCAACTACACAACTACACCCTCAAAGAGGATGCTCCAAAAAGACTCAGCGCTAAAGAAAAAATCCAACGAACAAACCTCACACTCAAAGGGAGATAATGAAACTACTCACCTTCACCATCTACGACGAAAAAAGCGAAGCCTTCGGACCTCCCTTCTTCACTCCTGCAATCGGCATTGCCTCGCGTAACTTCTCCGACACAGTCAACAACTCCGAAACACTCATCTCCAAACATCCCGGAGACTTCAGCCTCTATCACATAGGCTATTTCGACACTGCAAAAGCAAAGTTCGACAACAACGCAACGCCAACTCTCATAGGCAGAGCAACCGACTACAAAACTGGAGGCGACAAAGACTGGGATCGAGAAGTCGATGATAAACGCTTCAAGGAGGTAAAAAATGCCTGAACACCGACGCGTCGTCAGCAACCACCGCGGTAGCGGTAGCAAAACAAAACAATCCTTCAAAAACGAATGCGACATCAACCACATTCTCGAAAAACACCGCAACACCGGCGTTGTCTCACAAGACTATCTCAACAAAAGGCAAGCCATGTTCGCCGACGTCTCTGAGATCGGCGACTTCCAACACTGTCAACAAAAAGTCCTGGATGCAGAGGAAGCGTTCATGACGCTTCCCTCAAGGATCCGCACCCGCTTCGAAAACGACCCTGGGCAACTACTCGACTTCGTAGCCGACCCAGGAAATCGCAACGAGGCCATCGAACTTGGGATCATCCCAAAACCAGAGCAAGTC